GTCAGAACCGCCGCCGCCGCTGCCGCCCTCGTCACCACCACCCCAAACAACCCGTGGCCTCTGCCAAACACTGAACATCAATCAAATTCCCCTGTTTAAAACCGAAGCTAACCTCGATCCGCGGTGCGTACGTATCCGAATAATCTCCGGAAACTCTCGATTGAAAAAATCCCGAACATCCCTTGATATAAACAATACATCAGAAAGACCCCCCTTGGCAATCATATCTATAACAACCAAACAATCACCGTAATCACGGGAAAATACCTCCAATCCACAATACTCATTGGAAATGTACTCCGCATCCGTCAAAAATGCCCAACTCACAAAACCCATGTAACGATCACCGTCCCAATAATGACGTACCCTCCCAGCAGCCTCAGCAGGCAATAATCGCCAACCAATCGTCGCTGACCGAAAACCGCAATACGGCTCCTCACTGCACCACAACTCAATCGCATTCAATAAACCCATATGAAACTATATACCGCATATTTTGAAGGCCAATCAAGGACCATGGTCCCAAATGGAAAAATACCGGAATGAATTTACCGGACCTACTTTTACAGCCTGCTACGTGCGACCGTAGCCGGGTTTTGGGGGGTGTGGGGTCGGCCGATTGCTCTAGATTCCCATGGCATCGCGTCCAGTAACCCCTAGGCTTGCGCCGGTATAGCGTGTCACTGCGCCGCTGGTATCGGTATTTTTTTGTCTATGTGGTCCGATATGGTCTGTTTTTTGTGTTGACAAGCACCCGAATCATCGCCTAGATTACATCTAGGGAAAGCAAAACGCGGACCTAGTTAATCAGAAAAGAGGTAAGACATGACACTCATTAACCTAGTATCGGAAAAGACTCTTGAGGTAGTATCGCCAAGCGCAAGCGAACAAGCGATCCTCGCGGCACGTATTGACGCAATCAAAGCATTGCAGAAAAGCCTAGGCGCGATGCTTAAAGAGGACCAAGCGACGGCCGTCGCGAACGGTTTCGCAGAATATAAAGTATCAGACGTTCGCACAGCGCCAAAAGTATCGGACTTTGAAACACTAGCACAGAACGGACATAGCGACCTAAGCAAGCTAGAACTACGTGGCATTGCTAAGATGTTTGCTCTATTCGCTAAGACAGGAACACGGAACACATTCCGCTGGATCGACTAGGCAAGATATGGCCGGCACCCTAGCAATAGGGTGCCGTAACATATCAATCCTGATATGACACCGGCCGGATCGCGGCCAACCCAGAAGAGAAAGAGGTAAAACAATGCGGATTAAACTAGAGTATATCGAGGTACAGATGCTAATTGCAGGGCTCGATGCAATGCATTTGCCGACTATCATGCACGATGAAGTGAAAAAGAAATTGAAGCGGCGCCTGGAGCGCATGGAGTCTGATTTCACTGGATCCTATGCCGATACTGCTATCGGCAAAAAGATTGAAGCGGCCGTCGATAAGATCGACGCATAAACCTAGACCGGCTAGCCTATGTGATGTAGGCTAGCCATACGTTAATCAGAAAAGAGGAAAGACAATGCCAGATATTTATTGCGGACACTGCGGCGAACCATGGGAGATGGACACGCTACACGATGTAGTAAGTGAGGGTAACGCAACGAACTATCGCGATGCCGCGCACAAGTTCACTAAGTTCGGATGCGGCATTATGATGTACCCTACGACCGGCACATGTACTAATCCGGTAGTGGATCAATACGCGGCGGACCGTGCAAGAGTGAACCATATCATGTCGCCGCATCCAGATGAATGGATGGAATAGAACCAAGGGCGCCCTAGCGGCGCCCTTTTTTTGTGCCGAGGGCGCCTAGGATCTAAGCGCAGGCCTGCCGGCGAACGGCAAACGCGCAGGGCGCAGGGCGCAGAACATGATAGAGATCGACCGGCTAGCGGGGGCGCAGACATCTATAGATATATACCGGCTAGCGGGGGCGCAGACATACCGGCCGGCAGGCCTGCTAGCGGGGGCGCAGACCGGCACCTTGGAGCCGCGGGGCTCGATGGAAAGACCAGCCGGCACCCGTTTATTTTTGACTATATAGACCTACAAATATGTTGCCGCTGCGCGACCGATACTATAGACTAAACCTACGTTAACTAGAAACAGGAAAGGAATCCGACTCATGAAATCCGGTATCATATACAAAGGGCAAAGCCTCTTGGATGGTAAACCCGTTGTTGCCATTGCAACATATAGCGACCGCAACACAAAGACAGGCAAGGTTTTACAGACCTATATAATCCGGTCAGACATCTCCCCACTAGACGCAAGCAAAACGGGCGCAGACTTCTCTATCTGTGGTGACTGTAAATTCAGGGGGACACCGACCGATGACCCTAATCGCAAGCAAGCGGTCAAGCGTGACTGTTATGTAAACCTAGGGCAAGGTCCGACTATAGTTTATAAATCATTCTTACGTGGTACTTATCCCATGGCAGACAATAGGGGGGACCGTATGACACTCGGGGCCGGCCGTGTTGTTAGACTTGGAACATATGGGGATCCTGCCGCTATTCCGTCATGGGTATGGGATCAACTATTGACCAGTTGCGCGACTCATCTGGCATACACGCATCAATCTGGATTTCGTCCAGATATTGCAATGCAGTCGGCCGATACAAGAGCGGAAGCGGTCGCGCATTGGAACAACGGCCGGCGGACGTTCCGAGTCATTACGGACCTAGGCGATATCGTAAAAGGTAAAGAGATCCTTTGTCCCGCAAGCAAAGAAGCCGGCCGGCGGGTGCAATGTAACGCCTGTAAATTATGCGGGGGCAATAGCACGAAATCATCTAAATCAATTGCCATTGTTCAACACTAATGGCACAATCAACGCGGGGGCATTGTGTCCCCGCACTAGTAAAGAGGAAAGACTATGTACCTTAAAGATCAAAAGACGCTAGACGAACTAGTCGGCATGTTAGAATATAAACTGGAAATATTAATGGATGACATGCCAGATGCGCCGGTCACAGAGGATTTGGAAAGCGTTGTAATACCGACCATTCGAAAACTTAAAGTACCGGTTCATTATAATCCGGACACATTGCCAAATCTTATGGGAGATTATGTCACCGCAGCATATGAAAATATGCAGGAATAAAGAACGGGGGCATTGTGTCCCCGACTAGTAGATAGGAAAACCAAATGGACTATGAAGCAGCACGAAATCTAGCAGACCAGATTGAAAAAGAGGTGAATAAAAAGCCTGATTTCTGGACACAAGATATGTATTGGAACAAGTGTAGAACCATTGTTGAAATGAGGCATCCTAAAATGGATGTCATGAAACAAGCCGAGCTTGTCGGCAAAATGATGCAAGAAAAGTTCCCGTCATGATTAGCGCGGAGATCTCTTGCGATATCGCATCCCTTGCCATTGAGGCAGGGGACACGATCTTCACCTTGGCAAACGACATAAGCGCAGACGGGGGCTTTAACGTTTACATATATCTAGATCCTAAAGACATTGAGACATCAGAAGACGCAGAGTTGATGCACTCCATCATGGATGCGCGGAGTGGCGCATTCCTACAGCGTCTGGTAGTCGGGCCCAGACAGGCACGGATTTGCTGGTCTGATTGCTATGATCCTTACCAGACAGAGATGAACAAGGTAATTTATGAGGATCAAGGGCGCAGCCCCTATGCTGCAACACTACAACAAGGGCGCTATGATGTATTCTGCTATTATGGTGATTGGCACTTTGTACGGGCGGGGGATTTATAACGACACAAGAGGCGGCGCTGGGGATTTCCCTGGCGCCGCCCCATTTTTTTTCACATACACATTAGAGCGAAGGCGCAGGGCGCAGACCGGTTGGCCGGCCACCTCGATCGGGGGCGCAGGGATCCGGAGAAGTTAACAAACATACCCTAAATGTTAACCAGCTAGCGGGGGCGCAGACCTGCGGAGCCCGAACCCTGACGCGGGGGCGCAGAAATTAGGGCGCAGGGGCGCAGACACCTGCGTAATGATTAAGCAAGCGGGGGCGCAGGGCCGTGAACACGGCACCAACGTCCCCGAAAACATGTCCAACCCCGCATTTCAACCCCTTTTCCATGAGGAATGGGCCTTGATCCCCCCCAAATAGATGCAAGGAACGGTCAGAGAGGCTCTTGACTAAGAAGAAACACGCGCCCCCTCGCGACCAATACTGCATATTCCACGCGACTTGATGAGATCGGAGATTGACTGCATTGCTTTTGCTTGTCTTCAATTCAATCCAGAAGGGTAATCCATCCCAGATTACATGCACATCGGGAACTCCCCCGCCATGTACGTTCTCAATCCGTGTCGCTGATGCCTTCGGCGGTAAGTTCTGCCTTATCGTGTTCCAAAAGTTCGCCTCTGGTCCCTTCGACATCTGTCACATCCTTGAACTCAGCATCTATCACAAATGCTTGTGGGAATTTCTTTTGGAGATCAGCAAGCCGACCGACTATTTCATCACGGGACATGGTGTCGATGGTGTGTGTCTGTTCCCGTCTGTCTACAGTCAGACCACCAAGTGCTGATCGTATCTTTTCAGCATTGATAGCAGCAGAGAATTGACCTGCCTCTTCAGCCCCCTCGGACAGCTGGTGTAAGCGTTGCAGTTGTCCGATGGTTGACACCCCGTACCGGCGTTCTCTTTCATCGCGCATCTCTTGTATGTATTCCAGCACATGAGGATAGTCCCGACCGTTTAGCAAACGAGAGGCGTGTTCTTTTGCAAGAACCTTCGTGTACCCAGACTTTCTTGCACACTCAGCATTGGAGTAGATGCCTTCCACGATGTGCCGTGCGAAGGTCATTTGTCTGGGCGTCAGCGTTCTGGAGTGTGCTTTCTCGATCTTCTTTTTCAGCGATGCCATAGCAAAATCCTCAATGTTTACAGGTATTATAGGTGTCGCTGCGCGATGCATCAAGTTTACATATAGTGTTTTCTCCAGAGGAATTGGGACGGGTTGGACCGAAAAATCTAGGAGAGGGCAGTACGAGGCAACTGGGTAAGTTGTTCCCGTTGTTCCCGCCTTGACCCCACTGCTCAAAAGTATGGCGGGAACAAGGTGTATATGTATAACCCATTGTCCGGGCTTAATAATATTTCATCTTTAGTATGTTGTTCCCGTTGACCCCACCAAATCCCAATAGTTTTCAGTTCAAAAAGTTTCAAAACCTCCAGCTACCCCCTATAGTGGGAACACAGAAACATTTTGACATCGGACCGTGCTGCGTTTAACTTGATTCGCGAGGCATGGTGCTTCGACTAGTAGTAGATAGGAAGGTAGAAGATGGAACTCCAAGATATATTTAACAAGGCATCTGAGCATTTATCCGCGATGTCTGGTCCGTGTATGCGGAACCGTTCTTGTGTTTATCGTGATGGCAAGGGCGGCATGTGTGCTGTTGGTGTGTTCATTACTGATGAGCATTACACTCCGGAGATTGAGAGCATTGGGATTGCTGATGGCAATCGTGGTGATTTGGTTCGTGACGTTGTTGCGCGGTCTTTGGGTTTGAAAGCATTGACCCGTGATCAGTTGTCTTTGTTTGCTGCTTTACAGGATGTTCATGACGAGTGGGATTGTGACGTTCGTTTTGCCGCAGAATCTGAAGATCACTCTGATGTTATGGAGAGGAATTTAGAGAACGTCCGCAACCGTTTTGATTTGGAGTGCTTGTCATGAATTTGGAATTGAAATCTATTAAGTACACTGAGTGGATGTCTGAGGAGACATTGTGTTTTACTGCCAATCTTTGGGTAGATGGCAAGGTCTTTGGGAGACATTGTGTTTTACTGCCAATCTTTGGGTAGATGGCAAGGTCTTTGCTGAGGTTAGCAATCAGGGTCATGGCGGTTGCACTGACGTTCACATGCATTGCAAGTCTGAGTTTGGCAAGGCTGGCAAGCGGACTTCTTTTTACCGTGTGTTAAAAGAGGTTGAGGCACATTGTAATGCGATGCCTAATCTTGAGCCTTGTGCTTTGTTTGGGGAAGGGTTGCCCATGGATTTGGAACTGTGGTGCAACATGGAGGTTGAGGCATTTTTGGCGCGGCGTGATATGAAGCGCAAGTTGAAGTCTCATGTTTTGTTTCAGATTGAGGGGCAGGACGGCATTTACCAGACCAAGTACCATCCTACTGTCACTGATGGTTCGTGGAATAATGGTCGGCGTATTTTGAACGACATGCCTTTGGAAGCGGCTTTGGAGATTTGGAACTCACGGAGTTTTAACTGATGCCCTCGCTTTGGTTCACACCTACG